CGAAGCTTATAGGAATCAGCTGTGGGCAACTTGTCCCCGACGGAATATGTCCGTCGGGCCTTTGTCGTCTTCTTCCTGGTGATTAGCGTCATGTTTTCAACTTGGCCTTTATACGAAATATCTGGAGTAGTCTCCTGAATTGGGTATATCGGCCACCGAATATCTGGAAATACTGCCATAGTTATACTGCGGATGCCTTGATGGCGTCACGCATACCTCCTTTGTTTGATTCCATAGCACGAACTACTACGTCAATAACATAATTCTCACCATCGAACCGAGAGTTCTGTTGCTTGCTTTCGAGTTCTTGACCAGACTGATTGACGATATTAACAACTACGTTGTTACTTGTAGTACCGCCCATCAATCTACGGGTTTCGCTCGCCGTGTAAATGCGGTGTGATCCAGAGGACTGTAATAGTTCTGGCCCGTTTTCACCAACCAGCATAAGTCCTGGATTTGTTTTTCCCCCGGCAGCAAAACGATTGCCCATAAATGCAGAACTAAATGAACTGCCGCCAGCAAATGATGATGTCCCTTTTGCAGCACCTAGAGAACCGATTCCGCTAACTACTCCGCCGAATAGTCTTAGTAACTTAGGCATGACATATTGCTGGAACGTTAACTGAATCATCATCTTAATAATGGCATTTGTCATATCCTTGAATATGTCCTTAATGCCTTTACTAAATGATTTCGTCCCTGTTGCCATAGCCTCGAGATTATTCGTCCATGCTGAGTTGATAGAGCTCATCGTACTATCGAAAGTCGATTTAGCAAGGTCCGCATAATTGGTAGTCTCTTGCTTATATTGGCGTGCTGCTTCTTGTAGGCTCGTTTTCAGACTGCGACCTGCAAGTTCCCATAGCTTCTGTTGAGACTCTAATAGGTTCTTTTCAATTTGCAGTCTTTGCGTAGCTGTTAACTGGGCCTCATTGACTTCACTACGTGCATAGTCAATATAGGTCTTTAACTCTTCAGCAAGTAGTGCATCCGCATCACTGCGAGATAATCGACCAAGTGTAACCATGTTAGTTAAGTGGTCAACGGTTTCACTCGTTTGCGTGTAGGCTAACTCTCTGATTTTCTGCTCGGTATCAGACGCCAATTTTAGACGCTCCGCTTGAGCTTTCTTTTCAGCGAGTTCCTTATCGCCTACAGCCTTTGTGTACTCGCGAACGTTATCATCGATTTGAGCTTTTTGTGCTTCGGCTTCGGCTTTGAGTAATTGCAAGCGGTCGCCTGTGCGTTCGAAATCGAGTTTCTTAATATCCTCATTCATCTTGCGAACACGGATAGTTTGATTTCGCTGTGCCTCAGCTAAACGCTTTTGGTACACCTCTTCATTCTTAGCTCGAACAGAAGCAGTTAGGTCAGACTCGGCTAATTTCTTAGCGTTCGTTGCGCTTCCAGCTGTATCTGCGGCTGCACCACCGGTATGCCCTGCTAATAAGCTAGTGTCTACATATCCTGTAATAGCACCGAAATCGCCTGATACACTCGGCTTGCTAACTACACCAGTACTAGAATTAGCACCAGTATATCCACCTGCACCATCACTAATGACGATGTGATTATCACCAAGTACAACTACACCATCGCCGGCCTTAGGCGTGTACCCGTCGCCTGCATCGTGCCATGCACCTGCGGCTCTAGCTGCATCCATGATAGATGGGACATATCGAGGTACGTCCTTACCAAATGCCTGCAATACCGAATCAGAGAACAGCTTTCCGCAATCCGTTGCCCATGTACCATCAGCACCTAACTCATATGCCTTGCCAAGTTGCTCATTAGCCGCGTCTAGCACACTCACGGCTTCCCCTGTAACGCCTCCGCTCAATCCAGAAACAGAACGGATGATATCACGGATATTCTTATTGTTAGCTTCATACTGATTCTTAGCAGTTAACTTATCGATTTCGTATTGACTGCCGTCAATTTGTAGGCTTTGCAAAGTAAGAGACCGATATAACTCAGACATACGCTCTACGGCGCTTGCTAACTTCTCGGCTGCTTGCTGTGCTTTCTTTGCAGCCTGTTCTTGGGCTTTGGCTGCTTTTGCTGCTTCCTCATTTGCCTTATTGATAGCCTCGGTATTCGTTAACCCTCCACCATTAGCAAGGTCCTCTTTCGCTTTTGCAAGATCTTCATCGAGTTTCGCTTTCGCAGCATCCGCCTCTTCTTTTTGCTTTAAAGCCGCATCGATTCTAGCGCCTTCTTCTTTTGTAGCTAAGCGGTCATTCTTAAAAAAACCGAAGAAGGAACTATCCTCAACCCAATACCTTCCGTCGTGGTTTGCCATGTATGCTTCACTTGTGCCCTTATCGGAGTTCAGATTCCGATGGGCCTTCATACCATCAACTTCTACATTTAGATAAGAACCTGCGGTTTTAGATGCATACACTGCATCATATATGTTCTTAGCTGCGAGCCCTGCTACCGTAGCCAATGTTACCCAAGGACCTGCAGCAGCAATTGTAGCTAATCGCATAAATCCGAGTGCGCTGGTTAGTGACCTCATAACTACGATTACTGCACCTGCTTCTGCGCCGAATTTGACAATTCCGCCGATAGCTTCCTTCTGCTCAGCGGTCATCGACTCGAATTCTTTAGCAACGTCTAACACGCCCTTTGCGTAATCATTAAAAACAGGAACTAACTCATGGCCGATAGATACTGCAAGCCTTTTCCCTGTATTCTCTAAATCTTTTAATTCCCGATTTAGCTTTGCAGATTTAGCTGCAGTCTCATCGTCGATGATAAGCCCCATTGCCTTGGCACGTTCAGCCACTTTGTCCATCTGTTCAGCGGACATATTAAGCATGGCGTGCATCTGATACCCAGTACGTCCAAAGAGTTCCATTTCGACACGAGTCTTCTCAGCCCCGTCCTTCATCCCTCTTAAGCGTTCTTGTATCATCTTGAACACTTCAACAGTATTCTTACCCTTGATATCTTCAAGCGTGTAGCCTAATTTACTGAATATATCAGTACCGAGTTTTCCCTCTGCCCGAGCGACTTCCATTTTCTCTTTGGCCACTCCGACGTTTTTTGAAAACTTAGCAAAGGCACCTGCACTATCCTCCATAGCAACGCCCATATAATTGGCCACTGCTAATAGTTCACTGGTTTCTTTTGCCGTAGCACCAGTGATACCGGATAACTTCTTAACGGCTACATCCCATTGGATAGCCTCTTTGGCCAATTTGGCACCAATGCCTACAACACCGACACCGGCACCTATCGCCATGAGGTCATTCTTCATTTTGCCAAGGGCGGATTTGGCGCCTTCAGCACTAGCTGTAATTTTCTTGAGTCCGGCTTCCGTATTCTTATCTGTCAGCTGAACGACAATATCAATTAAATTATTGGCCATTCTTGTGCGCCACCTCCAATTCTTTAGCTTCTAATAATACGAGTAAGTCAATAAGGTGCGGTAGTGGCTCAATACCGTAAGCCCTCGCCACTTCTAACACCGCAGGCATATCGAATCCAGCAATGCCGCCAGGATGCCATCGTCGTTGCATTCGGCTAGCGTTGTATACTCGCATTGCTTGTCTCGTTCCATCTAATTGATGCGGGGAATTAAACTCACACTCAGAACAGTCAAAATTCTGTTTAGTCTCACGTTGCATCTTGATACAATCAGAGCAATATTTCGGCTTATCGGAGTTGAGCCAACTCCACGCATCAATTAGTTTTTTTCGAGTTCAGCCTTTTTTTCATGCGTAAAGCGCATGGTATCAAGTGCAACTTCCATAAGATCATTGTCAGGTGCTGCGTTGATTTCGTCTTCGGTTAAGCCGTAGATGTGTTGCATAATCCATTGCGCAAGCTCACGAGAACGTAATAGGCGTTCTGTATCCGGTGCTTCTTCCGGAACTGGGGTATACAATGGGTCTAAACCAGATTTAATTAATTCACCGCGTTCAGCGAATGTTAAGCCTCTTACTTTGATATCTTCAAATGCCATGTTGGCACCTCCTAGTATTGTTCTTGATTATTAACTAATGTAATGATGGATGCGGAGCGACCAGCATCTGCACGATAGTATGCTTTAAACGGCAATTCAATATTGACGCCACGAGGGCCATCGATGCCTGGAGATTGTCGTTCGTACACAAGTTCAGGCAATTTGAATGTAAGCGACCAGTCATCTTGTTCAAGTCGCAATTCCAAGCTGGATTCCGTACCGTTAACCGCTTTGTTTAAAAGGTCCTTATTTTGGAAGAACGCTTTAATCGTCCCGGAAATTGACACAATACCTGGGTCGATGTATGTTCTAAAGCCTTTACCGCCGATAGCGTAAGAATCACCATCCAAGCCAAAATCAAAGTTAATATCGCAACTTAGAATATTGGCCACAGTAACGCCACCCTCTTTGATAGTTGCGTTAAGATTTTGGAATGGTAGGAAATTAACTGCTTTTGCTGCAGCATCAAATGTAGTGGCCGCTAATGTTTCCTTACAGCCCATCACATCAACGGATGCAGTTAATTCAGCATCACCGCCGAATTTAAAGCCTAATTTACTAACTCGTGCGCCAGAAAATTGCTGGAACACATTAACATCAGGGTAGCCCTGTTCAATAGTTAACGACGGCATTGTGTTGCCGATTTTAAATATGTGCTCAGACTTCTTATTTGGTGCTTGGCCAGTTGTATTAGAAGTCGGTTGACCAAATGCAGCTTTTAGCCAGTATCCGATGTCGATTACACCAACAGGCACGGTTAAACTACCGGACGTGTCGATGTTGCCACGGAATGGCGCTGCGGGATTACGATCGCCACGGATTACTGTGGAGTCGTTTAAATTTTGACTAGCTTTTACGGAGCTAGAAATAATCGGAGTGATGACACCGCCAGTAGTTGGCGTTGTACCAAAATCCGCCTCAAACGCAATCGCCACATGGGACTGAGAGCCCTGTGCGCGTTTTGCTGTTGCCATATGCATTTCCTCCTTTAATATTCAATATTCCCGCCAATTACATGCGGGATTTCTATAGTAGCTATTAAACGTCCAGTAAACACTGGGCGCCAATTCATTGAGTCTAATTCATAGTCAATGTCGATTACTGGGAACGCCGGATTCACCTTACAAATGCATTCAATAATTAGCTGCCCTAGGTTGTCCGATTCTAGCGCTCCATCGTATCGGATAATGTTCTTAACACGAGTTGCACCTTCATGGACAATACCCCAAACGATCATTAATGAATACGTGTAAGTATCCGCAAGCCCTTCGCTTTTACTACTTGGCAGTAATATGATGCAAGGGCAGTCATCTTCAAGCGGGGCGTCAACATCGTCATAACCGATATACAGTTGCGCCGGCTTTCCATATTTGTCATTGCAAAATTTAGTCAACGCCTCGTCGTTCGCTAGAGCCTCAGCCCAGCGATTGACAATGCGTGACATTGGAATTGTCTGTTGCATCAAATCACCTTACCTTGTAGTTCCGTCGTGACGCGGATTGTGCTGCCGGTCCATATATAGCGTAGTCGCCTATCTTATCCTCGATATAAGGTTTAAGCTTAGGCTGTAACGCTGCTTTCATAGGACCATAAGTATGACGCGGCTGAATTTTGAACATCGATTTTCCCTTCGGTAACGGTACACCTGCAGCAAATAACTTCTTACGCATAGGCTCCGTAATCTGCTTGGTGTATCCTTCCTCGATACGTTCACCTAACCGTTTAGCCGAATTTGATAACCACCCGACACGGACGGATTGCTTGCCTTTGTCATATTGATATCCGACTGCATTCGATAGCTTACCGAGAGGACTGTAGCCGATTGTCCTGGCGCTAATACCCATATCGAGTAAGGCATTTCGCGATTTCGAGCCCCAGGCTTCCCGTTCTGCCCGTCCTCCGCTTTGATAAGCTTTCCGAAGTTTCGCACCAAATGCTGACTCAAATGCCGCCCTGCGAGCCGGTGCCATGAAGTTAGGATATCTACGTCCGCCCGGTGCACCTGACCGGATGCCTTGTTTGATTTCCTTCTGCATCATCCAACCTGTCGATTTTAATGCCTTACGCATCCAGTCCGGTTTAGTCTCTGCAATGAAATTCAGATACGGTGTGGCTGTGTCTGTAATCGTAATAGGTTCATTACTCATGGTCTCACCGCCCTCACGTTATGGACAATTTCCAAACAATACATCGTGCCGTCAAAGTTTGAAACGTGATCAACGTACCATTTCTCACCGTTGATATACACATCGTCTTTTGGATGTGGATTAGGTACGTCCTTAGCACGTACCCAAATTTGAGCCTTGTCGGCTAGTGCTTTATCAACGAATCCGGACCCCTTGCCGTCATATTCGCCAATCTCCACGCTAGCTTTTATAGACTGGCCCTTGTAAGTAATCTTTTCGCCAAATACAGAAAGCGGTGCATTAGGCTTATATCCTAATTTCATAGTGCATTACCTCCTATGGAGTAGGGGGGGGGGGGGCCCCCCCCCCCCTCCTCTTCTTCTCTACGCACAAACAAG